GGCGGTCGAGTAAGATCCCGGGGCGAAGTAAATCCGGCCCTTGAGCGATGTATCACCCTCGACATCAGAGCCGCCCGACGTCTCCGTGCAGGATACCGATGCCACGTAGGGGATCGGGTCCACGATCGTGTCGATGTCCGTGATCCCGTTTCCGGAAGATCCCGATTCTGTACAGGTTGCGGGAACGTCCACGTATAAGGACCCTGCTGGGATCTCGGCGTAAGAATCCGTCTGGAAGAATTTGCCTCCGGGATTGGTGCACCGCGTCCCTGCCGGTATGGCCACCGCATCGGACCGGGTTGCCGCAAGCGAGAACCGTAGCGTTGTCACAGCCGGCGTCTTCTGGACTCTCTCCACGCCTCTCAGCGCGGAGAGGTTGTCGAGGTCATCGCCGTACGAATACTTCAGGAGGCCGGCTTTGCCTGCCCGGTCGACTTTCTGCAGCGCCTGGTAGATCTGGAGCGCCGCAGCATCAAGCGCCATTTTGGCGGGATCTGCCGCGCCGATCTCCGGAGTGCTTCCGGTGAACTCCTTGTACTTTGCCTTGTAGTCCGAGAGCATCTCGGACTTAACGTCCGCAAGGGTCACGTTGTCGATAAAAGAAATCTCCGGATACCTTGCCAGAATTGTTTCAATTGACTCGCTCATCCGTTACCCTCCGTCAGATAGATATGCGGCCGAAGCTCTCCATTTGCGGTGTCGGACTCCTCGAAGACGACCGAGGTGACCATGACCCGGGGCTCGTACTTGTCGACCTGCTCCACAGCCTCGGCTGCGTATCGATTCTTTGCGATCTCGATCGGTTCGTCCTGGTACTCCTCGGGATTGAGCCCGAGGTCCCGGTTTAATGGCATCGAACCCTTCCGAGTACCGAGGATCACGTACAGGCACTTCCGGATCTCGTCAAGCTCCGGGGAGTCATAATCAAAGTCTAAGATCGGCTGTGTCATGCGTACTCCTTCAGCGTGATGTCCATTTTGGCGTATACGAGTTGGCCCTGGTTGTACATGCGGTCCCAGGCCTCAGAGAGCTCTGTCATCCTCCAGTTACAGTCCGACACCCTCCGGCCGGCGATGATCAGCGGAGCGATGGCGCCTTGCTCGACCACGGTCTCCATAAACTCCATCTCAGCCCTTGGACGGACCCCGTGGGCCGCGTTGAGCTCGATGGTAAAAGTGATCTGTCGGAAGTCCGGACAGATGAACTCTGCAGCGGGCTTGCTCCCGGGGCGCTTGTGCTCTGCCCAGGTGGCCGACGATTTCTGTTTGAAATCCTGGAAATTCAGGATCCGCTTATCCGATGTTTCAAACGTAAGAAATGCGCCAAACTGTCCGAACGCCATACATCACACCTCGCTTTCCAGCTTCGTCACCCGATCCTGCAGGTCCTTGACTTGCGTCTTCAGTTCCTTGATTGTCTTGATAAGGTCCTCGGCCTTGGTGTTATCCTGCGGCGAATTGCCGCTGTTGAAGATCTTGCCCAGGATCACTCCGGAGCTCGACCCGTTGGGCAGGTGCGCCACGAGGACAGTGTCGCCGATCTTCGGCATCGTGTACACACCGGAGCAGAGGATTGGCAGCTCCGAGGAGACCGCCATGTCCTTGTCCTCGTACACCACGCGCGCGACGCCCTTTGCGGCGTTGATCGTCGATATCTTTCCCGTCCTGATTTCCTGCATTTTTATTCACCATCACGTAAATTTATTCGGGATCTTATACAAAGATGCGCTCGTTTCTGAGGAAGATCCCAGGGAGTGCGTGACCTTTTTGATGCTGTACTTTCCGTCGAGGCTCCCAAAACCGGCCCGATCTACATTGAGCGACGGGATCAGGGTGACATCCAGCAGGCACTTGATCTCGACCGTGAGGCCGGACCGATTCGCCTCGTTGATCTTGGCGACCAGGATCCGCTCGCCCTCGGCTTGCGAGGAGACCTTGGTGTTGAGCGTCAGGATACGCTTTTGCTCCATCTTCCCGGTCTCGGCGGACGGATCAGAACTTTCCACGGTGGTCTGCTTTGCCGTCGAATGTACAACGATCTTGGTCTTTTTCGACGAGGAGGACGACTTTTTTGTCGTCGTGGTCTTATCCTTTGAGGCCTCGGCGTTACCGACAAGGACCTCGGTGGTCTTGCCGTTGGAGTCCGTATAGGTTAGCCGGCCGCCAGTGTAGGTGCCGTCCGCATCCTCGCTCCACGACCACGACGTCAAATCCTCCGGAGTGATCGTCTTGATCGACGCCTCGTTTTCATACTTGTCGATGTCGTAAACAACAACCCGGTTCCAGTAGATTTTGACGTACATCCCGTAACTCTTGCAGGTGTTCATCAAAAATTCGGAGTCGGTCTGTTCGGACTGTTCGATGCTGTCGATCGTGATGTCCGTGCCATCGATGAAGGCCACGAGGTCGTTGTTGGCCGCGATCTGCTGCACGATGCCGAATAGCATGACCTTTTCCCAGGTCTTGGTCTTCTTGGTCCGCTTGAATTCGTTATTTACCGGCATGGAAACGGCCCCGATGGAACACTTGGAACCATCGGAGCCGCCGGACCCGGAGAACTCATCGACTGTGTACTGCCCGGTCGGAAAATTCCGGCCGCCTTTATTTGTGCCATCCCAATGGCAGATGTAGAGATTGGCTACGATCGTATCCTGGCCAATCTTCGGTTTCCAGGAACCGAGCCAACGCCCGTCACGGTTGGTGACATCGAGGTCGATCCGGTCCGATTGGTCGGTGTTGACCATCGTGCAGGTAAAGCCCTCGACGACGTTGTCGAAATCCTTGAGCGATGGCCATGCGATCGAGTGGTTTTTGTACAGGCAGAGGAGGTAAGCCCTCCTCGCAAAGCCGAAGCCGTTGTCCTTGATGGCCTCGATCATGCGCTTAGTCTCGGTGACCTCCGATCCCACACCGGTCCCGGAGGGCGTCAGTACACTCGCAAGCATGTCAATCCTCCATCCACGGCGGAAGCGGGATACCGCTGTCCGTCACCTCATCGGGGATCGTTACCGTGACGCCGGCAGGGAACACGAAGTAATCGAGCAGAGTCGGATTTGCCTCCATGAGCTCGTCCGCCCTGCTCTCGTCTCCATATTCCTTATAAGCGATCTGGTCCCAGGTGTCCCCGGATACTGTTTTGTAAGTCATACCGGTCCTCCTTTAGAAGCTGAACCGGGACCGGTTCTTGAGGTACCGGTTCAGCATCTTCTCGAACTCCGCCTGCGACATCCGCTCCGCCGCCTCGACATCCTGTCGGCTTGGTGTGCCCTGCGTGTAGAAATTCAGGGTCGGGTGATACTCGATCCGGGCACTGTTCTCGGTCGTCGATCCTGCCTCGGAAGATCCGGTCTCACCGGACTCCACAAGCTCGGTGATCTGATCCTTCGGCGGCACGGTGAGCAGATCGGAGAGGACGTCTCCAAGCGTTGTGCCATCGCCCGTTTCCGGGATTGTTACCTGTGTCGGCAGCTGATCCGCGGTCACACTGCGCCCGAGGATCTGTTCCGTCTGCTGCAGGATCTTCTGAGCACGTGCCGGTCTCGAGAGCGGGATCACCGCCACCGGACCTGTCTCCGCAATCGTCGACAGGATCTCGTTGTTGTAGATCCCGCCGTTGGCGTTGTGATAGATGCGGCCGTCCGTGCTGTTGAGGATCGAGCTGTACTCCTCGAGCGCCTGGTTTAGGACCTCCGTCGAGGAGTTGGCCACGGACGATGCCGCAGCGATTCTCTCCGGTTTGGTCAGCGGGATCACTGCCTCGGGTCCGGCCTCTGCGACCGTTGTCATGGCGCTGGAGTAACTGTCCCCGCCGATATTGCCCGCCGTATAACTCGAGATGTCCTGCTTGTTGAGCTCGTAGAGCATCGAGGAGGCATCCGTGATCGAGGACCTGTTCTCGGTGGTCTGAGATGGCACCGCAACACCGAGGATCTCTCCGACCTGCTGGTATAACTGCAGCGCTCTTGCCGGTTTGGTCAGCGGGATCACTGCCTCGGCTCCGGCTTCTGCGACCAGGCCGAGGTGAGGCGTCGTAAGGATACCGCCTTCCGCATGCTTGGTCGGTGTCTTCGAGCTCTTCGAGTTCGAAGAGCCTTCGGACCTCTGACCGGAGCTGAAGCCATACATGATGCCGCTCATCTCATACGAGGACGGCGCGTTGATGTTGGCATGGATTCGAACGTTGGTATTTACATCGATACCGTCGTTGGCCAGGGACTGGAGCTTATCCTGCGCCCCGGACCAGATCTGCTTGACGGAATCATCGACCGCGTCGGTGTTCTGTTTCATCCCGTTCGCGATCTGTTCCGGCATCTTGTTGCCGGTCTCCTTGAGCATGTTGTCAAGCTCGGGGTGGTTGGACAATCTCTCGCCAATCTCCTGTTTGATGGCATCAGTGTCACCGGTCAGGGCTTTGAGATTCTGAACGTCCTCAAGACCCTTGGCGATGCTCTCCGGGACTTCCTGCCCGGCAGCTTCGCACTGTTCCTTGAGAGTCTGCATCTGATCGATGGTCGGCTGCATCTGCTCGAGGAGTGCGTTGATGTTGTCCTTGGCCTGCTTGCTGAGTCCGGAGTTGCCGATATCGATGACCATCGCGTCGAAGACCTGTCCGTCCTGGTTATTCTCCCACCAGAAGCGCATGTCCTCGTTGGCGTACTGGTCCATGACCTGGTCAATCTGGTCGCTGTACTGCTGAGCGACCCGGCTGATGTCGGTGCCGTAGGTGTCATAGATCGTATTGAGTTCGAAGGATGCGGCCTGGGACTGCAGGTCACTGAGGCGCTGAACGTAAGCGTCCTGCACCTTCTGAACCGCGGCCTGGTAATCGTCCTTGGAATCGAAGCGCGTACTGAGACGCGAGGGCCGAAAGGCTCTCCTCGCGGGCGGTAGCATATTTCTGCTGGGCGTCATCGATGTATCCGCTGATCTCGTTCTGCAGATTCGCGAAGCTTTCCGGGGTAAGCCCCTGCCCGGACATGTCAAGACGCGCCGCCTGGATCTTCGCCTGGAAAGACGATTGCGTCAGCGCGTTCTCGATGTCGGCCATCTGCTGCTTCAGACGGGAGATGTGCTTGCTCTCGTCGATGGTCAGGAGGCCATCGTCAAATGCCTTGTTGACATAGCTCTGCAGCCGCTTACCGACCGCGGCCAGCTTGCTCTCCGCGCCCGAGAAATACGTGTCCGTCTGATCAATAAGGCCCTGTCCCTCCTGATCGTCATCATCAAAGAGGATCTGCATCCCGACGTGGACCGTGTACTGCTGCTGGGAAAGCGTATCCTCCATCCCGCTGATATACTGCGAGATGGCATTGATATAGTCCTGCTGCTCATCGTCGGACAGCTCGACGCCGATCGAGACTTTCCAGTTGAGCTTGTTGAGCTCCTCGGTGGCCTCGGTCAGCTGGGACTTGTACTGGTCGACCTTGTCCGCAGCATCGCCGAACTGATCCAGGGCATCGAAGTTGGTGCTGCTGAGGATCTGCTTTGTGGCCTCCTTGAGATCATCGATAGAGAGCGAAACATCCCCGAAACGTTTCGCGAGATCCGCCTTGGCGAGAGCTTCCCGCGCCTTGGTAACCGCGGCCGCGATGCCCGATGCACCGCCGATCGCGGCGGCAACGGCAAGGATCCCGGCGGCCACCGGGCTCGACAGGACTCCGGAAAGCGCCGTAAAGCCGGAGACGATCTTTGCGAGTCCCTGGCCTCCCTTGAGTACCACGTACGCCGACGTAATACCGGTCAGCACCGAGGAAATGGCATCCGGATGTTTGACACACCATCCGCCGAAATCTTTGATCGGGGCAAAGAGTTTGGAGACACTCGAGGCCGTGCTCGACGCGATCCGCGCGACGCTCGGCAAATCGTTGGACATCGTGGTCATGAACTGCCGGACCCATCCGGTCTCCGTGAGCTTTTGATTGAGCATCGTGATCACATCGGTGCCGCTCTGCACGATGCTCCTCAGAGGTGTTACCGCCTGATCATAGATCTCAATGCCAAGGCCCTCGAGGGCGCTTTTGAAGATATCGACATCGCCCTGGAGGTTGTCCAGTTTGATCTCAGCCATCTCCTTGGTCGCACCGCTGCAGTTCTTGACGGCATCGGTAGCCTTATCAAAGTCGGACTGCGAGGCATTGACAATGGCAAGCAGGCCGGACATACCTCTCTGCCCGGCAAGCTCTGCAGCATAGTAGGCCTTCTGATCGGCGGTCATCCCGCTGAAGCCCTTGCGCATATCCTGCATCAACTCGGCAAAGCTCTTCATCGATCCGTCGGAATTGGTGATCGACAGGCCGAGCTTGTCCATGGCGTCCTTGGACTCCTTGGTCGGCTTTGCCAAACGTGTGAACAGGGATCTTAATGCCGTGCCGGCCTGATCCGCTTTGATACCGCTGTTGGCCATGAGACCGGTGGCCACGGCCACGTCATCGATGGAGTAGCCTAATGCACCGGCAACCGCGCCCGCATACTTAAAGGTATCGCCCATTTTGCTGACGTCGGTGTTGGCATTGGTAGCCATGGCGGCAAGAACATCCGAGAAGTGCTGGACCTGTGCCTGCGCCTCGTCCGTGGAAAGACCTTCCAGAGAAATTCCAAAGGCGGTCATATCGTCCGTCACGATGTCAGACACCGTGCCGAGGTCCTCACCCGATGCAGAAGCAAGATCCATGACCGAGGAAATACCGGCAAGGATCTGGTCCGTCTTCCAGCCCGCCATGCCCATGTACTGCATCGCTTCTCCAACTTCCGTGGCGGTGTATTTGGTGCTTGCGCCGAGGTCCTTGGCCTTCTGCGTGAGTGCATCGAAATCGTCGCCCGTGGCGCCTGTGATGGCCTTAACGGTGGACATCTGGGACTCGAAGGAAGAGCCGACGTTGATCGAGTAGGTGGCAATGCCTGCGATGGCGGTGCCTGCGGCGGTTGCCGCGACGGCCACGCCCTTCATGGCTTTCTTGGCCACGTTCTCGAAGTTAGTGATCCCGGGCGTGATCTTGTCATACGCCGAAGTAAACTGCGACGCAAAGGAGGTCGAGCTGTTCGCCGCCTCCATTGCGATGGACCGGAGCTCCCGCTTGGTAAGCCCGGTCGCGTTGGTCAGGGAGGAATCGATCTTACCGGCAATCTTTACGGCCAGTTCATATTCACTTGCCATTCTTCCTCCTTTGCTGCTTATCCAGGTCGGTGAGCTCCTTCGCAGTCTCCATGAACTCGTCCAGTGTCAGATCTTCGAGGTAATCGATGCCGGTATGGAGCCGGATCGACAGGATGATCTCCGCTTTCCGGAGATTTTTGAGCGTGGTCCCTGTTACTCCTCGCTGTAGAAAAAACCGCTCACGCGGTTCTTGATGGCCATGATGTCGCGGATATCGAGGAGGTCGAAAAACTCGATCGGAAGTCCGGTCGCGCGGGACGCCAGGAACATTGCAAACGGCTGCGAGTTCTCCTCGAGCGGGCTCGTGAGCATGCCCTGCGTGGTCATGTATCTCTCGGCGTCCTTGTAGTCCCTGCCCGTGCAGGTCCGGAGACCTCGAAGATCGAGCTCGTCGTAGTGCTTGCCCTCGAAGTCCACAGCGGTCTTGAGCTTGTAGACAAGGCGGTCATTGGTTTCGGTTGTCGTGGTCTTTGTATCTGCCATAATGTTTTCCCTCCTCCAGGAAAACACCGCCGGGGTTTGGCCCCCGGCGGCGCTGATTAGTGTCAATCGATCAGATCAGCAGAGAGCCTTGATAGCAGCCAGCTGATCCTGTCCGTTGATGATGTAGACTCCGTTGAGCTTGTCCAGCTCAAACAGCTTCTTACCGTCGACCTCGAACAGGATGTAAGTGCAGGCCACCGTGACGGAGGCATCCATCTGTGCGCCCTGCTTCAGGGTCCCGGGCTTAAACTCCTTGGACTGGCCCTTGATTGCGAACCGCATCCCCTTGTAAGAGACGGTTGCATCGGCACGGCTCTTGAGCTGCTCGGCAGCACGGAATGTCACATCGATCGGGGATCCCGGTGCCATCAGGGCAGCCGCGTCTTCATCGAGCATGTGGAACGGAAGCTCCTGGTCAATGTTAGAGAAATGCCCGATGATAGAAGCATCATACTCGCCCAGGATTCCGGCTCCGGAGACCGTCTGAGTAAGCGCGGTCAGGGTTGCCAGGGAAATCTCCCCGGAAACACCAATCAGCTTGTTCCCGCGGTTATACGCATTGAAATCGTTTATAACCTCGGGGATTTTGGTGTAGTCAGCCATTATTCAGCACCTCCATTCATCGCGTCGGTCATAATCGAAGTGTCAAACTCGAACTTGCCGACAATGTACTCGGCCGGGACAATCGCAGCGCATGCGATATGGAATACGATGCGACCATTGAGCAGCTCGGAGTTCGGGTTGTCAGCCGTGTCGTAGGAAATCGCGCCGCCGTAGATCTTATCCGCCGATGCCAGGGAATTGAGATATCCGTTGAAGGACGAGATAACTGCCTCTCTGAGTCTCGGGTTGAGCGAGTCGTCAACGTTGGCGTTGTAAGACTCGATGAAAGTGTTCTGCAGGAAATTGAACATCCTGCGGGCGGTGATCCATCTCTCCTTGGGATCACTGGTACCCGGATATCCTGCGGTATTATTGCCCCAGATCTTCCAACCGGAGGCATTGATCAGGGTAACGATGCCAGCACCGTTGAGCACGGCCGCCTGAGTCTCATCGAGGAGCACCTCGGTGCCATCGTCAAGGACGGCCGCGCTGACCGATGCCGCAATGGAGGAAACCTTACGTGCGGGTACGTCACCGTTGGAGCTGTCTGCTGCCGCCTCAATAGCTGCATAGACCGCGGAAAAGTCGAGGATATAATCACCGATCTTGGCATTGGGCCAGAGAGCGAGCTCCTTGGAGGACGCAACGCCCTGGGACTCCTTGACCGCCGCCGCGTCGGTGTAGCTCTTGGTCTTAGAGACGTCGAGGTCGATAACGGCCTGGCAATGATAGCGGCCGTTGAGCTTGGTGCACTTTGCGTTGAGCGCTGCCGCAACGGTTGCCTTGCGGGACCAGTGCGGAGCCAAGACAAAGCCCGGAGCCATCCCGAACTTCGGATGGACCTGACGGACCAGCTCGATGCCGGTCTCCTTACCAGTAGAGGAATCCAGGCCGCCGATGATGTCGGTCTCCGTCACCTTGGACGGATCGAGAGCGTCATAGGTTGCGGTCAGGGTTGCTGCGGAGTATGCGGATCCGGTGGAGATCAGGGAGATCATGGTCTTACCGTTGTCATAGGACAGCGCGTAGTCCTTGCCCTCGGTGAGCTTTGCGTCGCCGTTGGAGAGTACGAGCGTGCTCTTCAGGGCGCCGAGCTCTGCGAGATAGCCGATGTGGCTCTCAATCGCGACGGACTCAGAAGAAACGCTCTTCTTGTGCTTCGCGGGATCGAGGACGTTGATCAGGACGACCGGTGCGACGCCGGCCACCTGGAAGCTTGCGTGCATTGCCTCGCAAAGGGTGTAATCAGCGAAATCGGTGTTGTAACCGAAAGCCGCCTGTGCCTCTGCGAAAGAGTAGCAGAGCACCGGAACGTTGACGCCGGAGGCCGGATCGTCAAGCTGGTTAACGGGTGCGGTGCCGACAATGACCTGAAGGCCAGCGGAAGACGCCGCGGGAGTGGCCACGCTGGTGGGCATCTCCTCGGTCTCTACGCCATGCTTGTAGTCTGCCATTACAGACTCCTTTCTGCGGCTTTCTTAGCCGCTCTTGTATACAGGACCGACAGCCCGGATCTCGGGTCTCTCAGCTCTGCCTGTGCCTGCGGGAGCTTGCTGATGTCGACCATCAGCGCTCCGATCTCGGGCACCTTATTGATAGTGTCTTTTACGATCTGCGGGAGTTCCCCGCGGTAGATCGTTCCGCTCTGCAGGGCCCCGTAGATCGACGGCCCTACATAGCAGGTAATCTTTGGAGCCTCCGGCACCTTGGCGACGGTGGCCGCCTTAGCTGCCTTCTGGCTCTGCGCCGGTGCGGCGCTCTTTGTCTTGTCTGCCATGCCTTACTCCTTATGTGTACTCCAGCGTCTGCAGGTTGGCCGGAGGTGTGGTCTCGTATACCGCAGTCAAACCGCCGAAGAAATACGGCGCCGTGTCATCCTCCGACAACTGCCACTCGATCATCGGGAACTTATTGTCGTTGTACCGACACAGGCTCCACGAGTCTCCGACGACACCCCGCTCTACCAAGATCCGCTGCATGCGTTCCAACAGATTGACGACCATGAGCTCGCCGCCATTGTCATCCGTCGGATCGTAGATGCCAAAAATGATTTGGACCGTGACCCGATAAGACTCCATCGGCTGCATCACCTGGCCCCTGACAATCTTAACAAGTGCAAGTGGGAAGCTCTCCTCGTCGGAATCCTCAGACTCCTCGAATTCGGTCTCCGTGTAGTCGTACTCGCTCTCCGGGTCCTCGTCCTTGTGGACATTGGTCGGAATGCGCTGAGCGTACACGTTGATCTTGGAGAGGTCCGAGGTCCCCGGCTTGGACAGCCTCAGAAGCTCGGTGTCGTTCTCGATGATCTTTATGAGATTTTTCTGGAGTAATACTGCAGATAAATCCATGTCACTTCCTGCCGCCGAGCGCTGCAATGAGCGCTTCCTTGATGTTCATCTGGAGGTCCGCTTCGATGTAAGCCTCCTGCTGAGGATAGACGTTCGTATTGCCGATCATCTTTGAGGCCGCGATGGAAACGATCTGCCGGATCGGGTACCGGCTCTTGGACTTTCTCTGGAACACACCAAAATGCTTTCCGGTTTCCCCGGATTTGCTCTTCCAGCTGACTCCGACGAAAAAGGCCTTGCGACCGTCCAATGTCAGGTCTTTGAGAGACCCAGACCGGAGGACCTGAGCGGCAACGCCGCGGATCTTGCGCTTCGAAGTTTTGAAACTCGCGATACTCTCCGGGGACGCCCTGTATCGGATCTCAGCACCTTCCGAGAAACTCGATGCCCGGCGAATTTTCTCAGCCTTATTGAGCTTTCCGGACTTGACGATGTACCGCTGTCTTGCAGCGTTCTTCAGTCTGGTCGATGCCATTTTCGCCGTCTGATTGATGGCTGAGTTCAGCGCATTATTGGCCTGCAGCTGTGACAGGTTGGTCACAGCCTGGACAACTCTGTTGTACTCCTCCTTATCCAGCGAAATTTGGATCATGACCGAATAGCCTCCAGCTCAAGGGAATAGATCCCGTCCTCGTTGATCGCGTTCGTGCACCGGTATGCCTTGGAGTCGACGGTCACCTTGGACCCGACCGCCGGCATCCGACCGTAGTTCGACGCGAGGACGTATACCAGGACCTGCTTGTTATAGATGCCGTCCTGGTACTCTCCGGACTTCCAAAGCTTCTCCCGGCTCTCGAGCTCGTTGTTGTCGAGGATCGCCGGCATTTCCTTGCCATTGATCTCGTGAGTATCCGCGAACTCTTTGAGACTGAGAAAAACGATCTTGGCGTCGTCCCGAAGGATCGACTTGAAGCTCACCGGGCTAGCCTCACAGGATCACCGTGCCGCAGATGAATGCGTTCTTGTGGTTGGGCATCATCAGAGGCTTAGAGGTGATCGTGATGCTGCGGGAGTTGCCCTCAGCGCTTGCCACGTAATGCGGGACACGTGCGCCGCGATAGGTGTGGAACTCGCCATCGGCCTGCTCGACCTGGGTGACAGCGCCGTAAGCGGTGCGGCCGCATGCGGGAGCAGTGACGATGACCTTATCCGCGTCGATGTAAGGCGTATCCGTGCCATTATCTGCCGTGTAGGTGTTGTCGTAGCCGTAGAAGGTCAGGGTGTGACCATTGACGACCAGAGAGCCGAGTCTGGAGGCGCCATTCGGAAGCACTGCCTGATTGACAGAGCCGACCTCAAAACGACGGTTGTCCATGAACTTCTGGATCTGAGTGTTGTTCATGAAAGCAGCGACAACACTTGCACCCATGATGACATCGGTTGCCGGCAGGCCCTTCTTGGTCAGCATCGCTACCATGAAAGCGAGATCGCTGTAGATGTCGGTCGTCGCGGTTGCCCAGGACTTCGATGCCTTGAAGGTTGCCGGGTTGGAGGATCCGGTGTAGTACTGGATGCTCTTCTCCTCGTACTCATCGCCCTTGTCGGCGATGTGCTTCATCACGAGGCCGTTGGTCTGCAGGAGCTCTGCGGCCATCTTCTCCTCACGTCTGGAGATCATCGCGTCAAGATCCTGATAGTCCTTCATCAGGAGAGCCATCTGTCTCTGCTCCGGAGTCAGCTCGGAGAAGAGTGCCTCACCGAAGCCCTTTTTCTTGAGCTCGTCGATGTACAGGGCACGCTTCGGAGCGATGTTTGCGGGCTCGAACTTGTGGATCTCGTAGCCCTCTCTGAAGACGGACACGCCGTTCTTACGAGGGGAGACAAAGGGGGCGAGCTTCTTGTCGCCGTCCTTGTACTCGACGAGGACCTCATCGGTGTTGAAAATGTCAGTGCTGGCGTTGGTCGGGAAATACCGGTCGCGGAGGAAAGTCGCCTCCTGCGGTACCTCGGCAATCGCAGCCAGGAGCGTTAAAGTATTAGAGAAATCCATTTCTATCCTCCTTATGCCTGTGCGTGCTCGACGTAGATGTTTGCATCACGCAGAGCCGCGATGTCAGCTGCGGCCAGGGTAAATCCCGTTGCAGCCTCGACGGTCTCACGGGCAAACGTGCCGTCCAGATACACCTCAGCGACGACAGTCGCGGTGGCGTCAACGTCGTCTGCGAGGATTCCGTAGGGGGCGCCGCCGGTGACCATCTTTGCGCCGTCCGCCGTGACGATCGTGCCCTTCTTGAGGGTGCCCTGCTTTGCAGCAAGGGTAAGCGTGCCGACATGCTCGGCGCCCTTGATCACAAGGTTGTCAAAATCGACAGTCTGTACGAGTGCCATTTACTTGGTCTCCTTTCTGTAGCCGAGAGCCTTAGCCGCGGCTGCAATGTCTTCCTGGTCCTTGGCCTTTGCCTTGGCCTGGGCATCGATATCATCCTCGATCCCACCGTTCGGCTCGGACTTCACGTTCTTGGCGCCGGACGCATTGCTGTCATCCAGCATGTTTCCAAGGACCGTGTTGCCGATCTGGGCCTGCTTCTGCATCGCGGTAAATGCCAGATCACGTGCGTTCATCGGTGTGTCACCGAACTTCGCCTCGTTGACAAGGTCCTTGTCCGCGATGGATGCCTCGATGGACTCGATCTCCTCGATCCGCTTGCGCTCTTCTACCTGCGCCTGCGCCTTTACGGAGTTCACGTCGACCGAAGCCTTGGCCGAATCCTCGATCTGTTTAACGAGGTCCGGCTCCTTCTCCTTCAGTTCGTCAAGAGTCATGCTCTTAGCCTCCTTTGTAGGTTCTGCCGGTACCCCGGCGTTTACAGTGTCTTTTATAGCTGGCAGGATCTTACCGAAGACCCTGGAATCTATCTTCAGCCCGTTGCTAAGTACGAACTTGTGGTCCGCGCTCATAGCCATCGGGATCGTCTCCTCGATCAGCTCGTCGGCAAAGCCCTCGTCGATGATCTGCTGGCCGGTCATCCAGGTCGTATCCTCGACCATGTGCTTGACCTTGACGCGATCCCGGCCGGTCCGCTCGACATAGGTATTGATCACCTGCTCGTTGGCGGCGGTCAGCCACTTCTCGATCTCCTGCAGGGCCGGGAGGTTGTAGTAGTCACAGAGCATCACCTGAGGCCCGTGGACCATGATCTCGCTGTTCCGGTAGACCTTCCGGGTCTCACCTGCCTGCATGATCAGGGACGCCGCAGAGGCCGCCAGACCGTCGACGATGGTCGTCACATGGTTCACTGCCTTGAGGCGGTTGTAGATAGACGCTGCGGCCTCCAGATCGCCTCCGGGGGAGTTGATCCGGACTGTGATGGAATCGGCGTTCTGCAGCCGGTCCAAGTCGGACAGGAACTCGGAGAGGACGATGTACAGACCGTCGTCCGGTTTACCGGTCACCCAGTCGGTTGGACGGTCATTGACGACCTCTCCGTACATCTGGATCTCGAAAGATCCGACGTCGAGCTCGTTGATGACATAGGGCTTGCTGGGACCTGTCAGAGTCGGGATCTTATCCGGAGTGCTGTTCTTCCAGTAGGTTCCGGCGCCGAGCTGGTCGACTATGCGCGGTTTATGTGCTCCCGCCTGGGGCGGGATCTTGCTCAGTGGATAACTCATCAATCTGCTCCTTTTCTCGCTTGAGCTTTGCGATGTTGGCCTGCCAATCACCGCCGTTCAGGCGGGCGGTAGAATCCTCGTAGGTCGTGAATCCGTTCTGGATCGCAGTGACCTCGGCGTTGATCTCCTTCGTCGGATCGAGCTGTCCCTGGGACGGTCCGATCCAGTCTGCCCCAAGCCATGCCGCCTGCAGCTTCGGATCAGTAAAAAAGCCCGGGGCTTTCACACGGCCACGGGCGACAGCTTCATAGAGCCATACCTTGTAAATTGGTTTACAGAAATCATCAGTAAACCAAGAACGATACATTTTGAAAGATTTCCAGGCCTCGAGGAGGGCCGCTCTGGAAGCAGAATAGCTCGCGTTGAACTCCTTGAGGAGGAGGTCCTTGGGGATCTCGAGCGCCGCGCCGATCTGTTTGGCGATCTCATCAACAAAGGAGGAGAAACCGCTTGCCGGACGCTTCGGATCACCGAAGATGACATCCTCACCGGGGTTCATCACATTGACCTGCCCCGGTCCCATAAGATAGTCATTAGGGTCGTACTGCTCGCGGGGCTCATCATCGGACGGAAGCGCCTCGTTGAACGGGTTCTCGCTCGCGTCCTCAGTCGTTTTGATGAAGGCCGTGAAGAAACTCTCCACGAGCGCCGCCATCAGCTCGCTGTTGGTGTAGCGCTTGATCTGCTGCAGGTCCTCGATCACCGGCGCCAGGAGCGTAACACCCCGGTACTGGTCAGGTCGTTCAGAGTTCATGACGTGGATCACGTTCGGTAAGTCGGTCTTAGGTCCGAAGGCCTCGACTCTCTGCCAGTGCGTGATGTCTGTCGTCGCCTGGAAGGGATAGGTGCTTCGAATGTAGTAGGCAACAACCTTACCGTTATCATCAACCTCGACACCGTCGTGGATTCTGTTCCCGTTCTCGGCTCTGCCCTCGGTGTACATGAGAGTCTGAGAGACCGCCGCACCAGGAGTCCCAATGCGGTCCGCCTCAATGAGGTGGATCCGGAGGCCATACGGCTGCAGCGGTGTCACCGGCTCAAAGGTCAGCGTCGCGAAGACATCGCCGGAGGTCAGCCAGGACAGGAGCGCGAGCTGCTGGAGGGCATAGAAGTTATTGACGCCGATCGCGTCGCAGTTCTGCTTCTCGTCTGCCCAGATAGCAAATTCCGCCTTGACATTCCGCTCCCAGGCCTCCGCCTCTTCCGGGGAGAGTCCTAAGACCTCCTCGTTGATCTTGGGGTTGAGCCTCAGGCCCGTTCCGATGACGTTGGTCCGGTTGGTCTTGATCGCACTCGTGGCGATCGGCGCGCCCATGTAGAGGATTCGCGCACGCTGCCGGAGAGTAGTATTGTTGAAATCAATGTCCTCGATCGGGTTCCCGGAGTCCGCCTTGAAGCCCTTGAGCGCCCGCTTGTGGGTGCTTGCGCCCTCGGAACTGTAGCCACGGTCGATCACGCGCCCGAGCTTCTTGGAGGACAGCGCAGTCTTGTTCTTTTTCTTCTTTTTCTTCGACATGCGCCCCTCCTCAGATGTCCCTCGGCGTCACGCC